GCAAAGATCGGCTCAGACTTAGTGACCGCATTTCTAGGAGGCACAAATGCCATGCAGGGATTTCAAGCGGCCGTTTCTGCGATAAAGGCAGGCGACATTTCCGGCGCGTTTAACCTAGCTTTTGCTTCAATCAAATTGCAGGTGATGCAGACCGGCAACGAAATCATCAATAATTTCTCAGTTGCATTTACAACAGCAGGGCAAATCCTTGCGGAAATCTTCAATTCTAACGGACCTGCATTTATGACGGTGCGGTCTTCGTTTGATTTCATTGCTGGATACGCAAAAGAAAAAATTGCCGCAGCTATGTCTGACATGTTCAGAGGCATGGGGCCTGCCTTTGCAGGCATCTCCGAGGGGTTAAAAGAACAATCCGAGGCGGGGGCCACAGCCGCAGAGTTTGCGCTTCTACGCATTCCAGTAGCCGCTGAATTGGCAGCTGAGCAAATTAGTAATGCGCTAGGGACATCGACAATAAGGTTTCAAGAAAATCTTGCCGCAGCGAACACAGAATTTTTTAACACCGAAGAAGCCGCTGCCGCCGTAGCAGAAGCCACGGCTGAAATCGCGGAAAATACTGAATCCACTTCTCAGTCCGCTGAAGAGCTCACCCCGAAACTTGGAGAAAACACCAACGAAGCGTCAAGACTGGCGAACAATTTAATTGCTGCTCAGAACGCGCTTGCAAATTCCAAGGCCCCTGCCTCGACACTCACTGCTGAGTTGGCTGTGACGAGCACCGAAGCCAATACTGTTCTAGGGGCTGTCAAAGCTATTAACCAAGAAAAGATGAATTCATCCGCAGAGGCGTTGAATAATAGCCTGAAAGAATCAAGATCAAAATTGGGGGATATGAAAGATTTCATAGGGGTGGATTTAACTAGAGCTTCAATGGTGGATATTTTGAAAAACCTTGGACTTGATCCTTATGCCCTCGATACAAGCGAAACACAGATCAGAGCAATCGAAACGGCAACTAACGCCTTGGCGAGCGCCGATGTCGCAGACATCACGCCGCACTTTGACGACGTCAGTCTTAACCCAAAGCTCGATGCGGTCCAAAATTTCCTTAAAAACTTAACCGCACCAGACGCAACGCCGATTGTCGCTGACATAAGCGGAAACGTAGATGATGCAAATAGCCAGCTCGATAGAGTGTCGCAGCCTGATGCAACGCCATTGATCGACACCAACCAGTTGCAGGGGACAATAAATTCTGCAAAACAAATGCTAGACGGCATGGGCAGTGACCCGATCTCCATGGCTCTGGACGCAACTGACTCAATCAACACGATCCGCGCAGAACTTGCGAAGCCAATACAAATGGATCTTCAAGGCGACGAGGGCGGGGGGATTCTTTCTGAAATAAAATCCCTCGTCGCTGGAATCAAATCCGTCGTTGAAACAATCGAACCTAAGTTGCCGCAACAAGCACTCGCATACTAATGGCCTACACATACCATGGCACAACCGATTTAGTAATGGCACCAGGGCGGTCGGTAACGACATTCCCTAGCGGCCTCGTGCGAGTCGAGCGTCGATACATGTGCCGAAAAGAATATGCCGCTCGCTACCGCTCCGACTTGGCCGTGGGGAGTCCGCTGCCAGGGGATGACGGCGCACCGGCATTTGACGGGCTCTATATTTTTCCAGAAGCACAGGAACAAGCGCGAGAGGATGGATTCACTGAATTTCAGGTCACTGCATACGGTCGCAGCAACGTTTTTTCTCTCGACGCGATCACACGTCAATCAATTGCAGCAACGTATGCGATTGCAAGGTCTACTTACGACGCAAGCGAAAATCTCTTAGGAGAAGAGAGCATTACTGCAAGATCGATCAATGAGTTTTTTACCGTGATAGGCGTCTTGCCTGCCAGTGATTCTCCCGCTTCTCTGTTTGTTGCGCCGTCAATTTCAAACCCGCTGATCATACCAACAGCGAGCGGAACTCCATTGGTATCAGGGCTTGAGACTATTACCACCGGCACCACCACAACGCTCCGCGACACGAGTATTTATTTAACTCAAGAATCGTTCGAGTCGAAATCGTTTGGACGTTGGTCAGAGTACACCGTCGTCTGGCGGTCTAGAGCCACAGTGTTGGAGTACGTAAGGCCAATATGAGCCTAACTCTACCAGTCGACTTCCAAGAGCTCGCGCAACGCGCGCGCGGTCAAAACGCGGCGGATTATCCTTACTCGCTCAAGTCCACCGACCTCATGAAGAATTTCGTCTATGCCGCCCTCGATGCTGACGAATCGCTCATCGAGGAGTCGACAGGGCAGGGGGGGTATAAATCTCGACGGCTTAAAATACCGGCAGTGCCGACATCGGGAACGCATGTACTCGGTGCGGTTGACGGAGAATTGGAATGGATCGAAACGGAAGAATGCTAGTATGGCAATTATTAAAAGAAACTCATCCGGAAAAATCATAACAAAATCCGACAAGGTCTCGTGCGGTTGCTGTTTTGGTGGGTGTCTTATGTATTCTAGCACGCAACTCAGACTCGGAGTTTATAGCATTGATGATTTGCCACAAACAATTACATTTCAGGCCTCAAGCGAAATGGAAAGATTCACGCTTGAATTGAAAAATCCGCCGATGGAAACATATCCTGGCTCAGGAGATTTTAGCGTTTACTACGCCGTTCCAGGTGGGGATCGACAATATATATTTGGGCCCGTGATAGACTATTTATGGGGGTTTTCAGGATCGCTTGCATTCCCGTACACTTATAATGGAGAGCTTCTTCTTGCAACGGACCAACTAATCCCCAGTGCAACTGATATGTTTGCGAATAGTTACACAGTTACAGCGTGCAGTTATCCGCCTGTGATCGGGGCCACGTTGACGCGAAAAGCGCTCTGCAACTGGCAGGGCACATACACAGATCCAATAAGCGGACCTCAACTCGCGCAGATCTTTTACTGCGCAAACGAGGAATTTAATCCGTTCGATTACCCTGGTCAATTCGTCCAGCGAAACGACTACTCGGGGTGCCAACAATTTGACGATGGTCCATCGGCGAATTTTTACGCAGCGGTTGGTTCTTCTGCATCTCGGCTCGTAGCAACAAAAACACCGCATTTTAACACCCCAGCCGGTAATTACGCGGGAGATATGACGATCACTTTTGCGTAAAATGTGCCAGCACATCCGCTCCCCCACCCGCGAATACAACGTCTGCGGACTCGACTTCTACGGAGGCAAGCCTAGCCATGGGACATGCGCTCGATGTATAGAGCGCGGCGAAAACACGCCTGAGTTTGCCGCTGAACTCGCAGCGCGCTCCAATCTATCGCACCCGGCGACAGCGCCTCGAGCCTCCGGTTGCTGCGACTCAGCTCAAAACTACTGATCTGTTGACAATCGCGCCATGGCACGATGGCACGCGATCTATTCATTGACCTCACAAACAACCGCCTCGCAGCGAGCGAGACGAATTTAGCTCCCTCGGGAACCGTCCGATTTACAAAAGGCGACAGTGGGACATTCAATCTTTACTTTTTGCAGGCTACTGGCGTGGTCAACGCGCCGTTTTCGGTCGTCGATAAATCGGCATCCAGCATCAAGCTCGGCGTAGGCTCTCGCACTGCAACGCCCGAAACAGGAACCTACACGCTCACGTTCGGCGGGAACACTACTTCCGCGCTGGATGCGGCAGTTACAGCCGGCCAGGTGCAAACGGCGCTCAACGCGCTTACAGCGATCTCGAGCGCCGGAGGCGTCACCGTCACCGGCGAACTCGCAGAGCACTTTACCGTGCGATTTGCGACCGCTGGAACGCGCGGGAGCATCACTGCCGATGTTTCGCAGCTCATACCCGATACCGTTGCCGTCATCGGCGAGCGTATCGTCGGCAGCGCGACCTCAAGGGAGGTCCAAGAAATCCAACTGCGACTCACGCCAGCCGTTTATCAATCCGCTTGGACCAACCTCTCGACCGCCGTAACAGCGACGCTCACGACCACCGTCACAGGCTCCGCAACAAACAACGAAGTCCAGCGACTTTCGTTCTCTCAAAAGCCCTTCTCAGGCACCTACCGCCTTACGACTCCAAGTTCCTCGATCACGATTGGATCGCTCGTAACGGCAGGCGTTTTCATCGCTTCTGCGAACCCAGGACTTGCACTCAACCAACCCGTCACGCTTACAGGATTTTCCGCGCTTACAGGCTTCTCAAACGGGACGACGTATTTCGTAAAAGCCTTTCCCCAGGAAGGGCAGTTTACCGTTGCCGTCACAGCGGGAGGCACGGCACTCACCGGCACAGCCACGACAGGCAGCGTGCTCACCACGCTGCGACAGACTGCTCCCCTTGCAGCTAACGCAACCGCAGCGGACATCGCAGCAGCACTTGCAGCGCTCGACTCAATCGGGACATCCGGAGTCACGGTCGCTGGGGTCGAAGGCGAATATTACGACATCACTTTTTCTGGAGACAAAGGCTATGCCGACCTGCCGACACTCACAATCCAAAACGGATTAACGGCAAAGCCCGGTAAGACAGCAGATGTAAATTTTGCAACCTACGCATTGCGCGATCTCGTCGGCAACTCGCCATCTGTCGACCTCGATCTGGAAATCGAACTTACGGAAGGCGGAACCCGCCAGACCGTGATTCTAAGCGGATGCTCAGTCTCGGAAGAGCTTATCGACGCGGATGCGTTCTCTCCCGTCCCTCAATTCTCGCTGCCGATCAACTCCGTGGGCGTCACAGCCTACACGCTCGCGCTCTCCGACGCCTACGGCCTCATCGACGCGACCACCGGCATGACGATCACTGTCCCTCCAAACTCGACAGCGCCATTCCCGACCGGTTCGCAGGTGCTTCTCTACCGCTCCGCAGTGAGCGGCGTAGCGATTACGGCTGGCGCGGGCGTCACGATCAATGCAGCGGGCGCTGCCAGCAACCTCTCGAGCCAGCACAGCGTGGCATCTCTCATGAAACTTGGCACCGATAACTGGGTATTCGCAGGCGACATTTTCTAAATGATCCTCAACTTCCCATTTGTCTCAGCTTCTTTCGACGCAGACGCGCGCGCGTATATCAACACGAGCGGTGCGACAGACCGCGCGGCGATCAACCACTTCGTAAAGGGAATGAAGCGCCTCGGCCTTTACAGCATCATGGTATGTTGGCCTCTCCGCAGCTCGCAGAACGCAGGCACAGGCTCGACCGCTTACTCGCTGGGTGGACTGGGGACATACAACGGCACGCTCATCAACGGGCCGACGTGGGGGGCGGATGGGGTGCTCTTTAATGCAAGCAACAAATACATAAGTTTAGGCAACACCGGAGTTACGAGTGGGGCATTCTCGCATATCAGTGTTGCAAGAATGGGCGTTACGACCACCAACGGGAACCTAATGCACACAACGCTGTTTTCTCCTAGCAACGCAAGCGTTGGCAGTGGATTCTACTCTTACGACGGAAACAATGCCGGTGAAAATTCGATTTTATTTAATGGATTGACGGGAGGATTTAGGCGCACAACTTCTGGAAATACAGTCGTACGAAACATCGGGAATTATTACCGACTGGCAACTGTTTCGACACTATCCGCACCGACAACTGCAACTGGCTTAGTAAAAATCAACGGATTGGCGGCAGTCACATCAGGGGCGCAGGGAACGGGAACCTTGCCATACACATCGACAGAAACGACAAGTATTCTTTTTGCAAACGTACAATCTTCTGTCAGGGATGAGTCGGGCGTTTTTTCGATGTGGGTTGTCGGAGCACAAATTTCAGAGGCGACATCTGAACAGATCCGCGCCCTCTACAAATCCACCCTGGGCCAAGGACTCGGACTGCCATGACTTCCATGAACCCTCCCATGCCACGCTACCGAGCCACGGAACTCCGAGACAACGATCTGCCGTGGTTTTGCTGGAACTCGACCACGGGAAACGACACACGTTCGATGCAGTGGGGCGTCACGCTTGTGCCGACGCCTAACGACCTCGAAGACCCGACAGAATGGACTTGGAGCGCGATGCTACCGGAAGGAACGACACTGCCCGCATGGATTCAAAAGCTATGAACGACCACCCTTTCTTCATTGCGCTCGTCGGCACGACAACGTCGGCCACAAGTTTCTTCATCTCCCTTCTCCCTCACCTCACCGCAGGCGTCCAATTCGCGACCGCTTGCGTGGGCCTCATCGCAGCGATCCTGACGGCGATCTACATGTCGCGAAAAGTAAAGCACCAAAACAATGAAAAACCTGACTGACACAATCCTCGACTACGCAAGCCAGAGCTCAACTTGGCGCGGGCTTATTTTCGTCGCTGCCAGCCTCGGGCTGACGCTTGATTTTGAGCTTCAAAACCACATCATCGCCGCCGCTCTCGGCCTAGTTGGCATCATTAACGTCTTCCGAAAAGGGAAATGATCGAAGACCACTTCCGCGCGATCTTCCTCAGCTTTTTCGCAGCGGCGATCTTCTGCCTCTTCATGCTTTTTATGACCGGATGCGCCGTCTCGTGGCCTACAAAAGCAGGCAACGTCACGCTCTCATTCAACCCGCCGCCAGAACTGATCAACAAATACGGCTCGCACATATTTGACTCTCCCACCAGACGAGACAAATGAACGAAGAATTTGCCGAGTTTCAAAAGCTTCTCGACCGCCAAGGCATCAAGCACTTCTCAGCAAAAGAGGTTTTCTTCCTCGGCACTTCCAATTCGTTCCTCAAGTGCAACGCGATCCCCGCGCAGGCGCTTTGGCCTAACATCATTCCGACCCTCTACGCAGCCGACGCGATCCGTGAGCGGCTTGGCGTACCGATCCAGATACTCTCAGCCTACCGCAACGAAGCCTACAACAAAGCCATCGGCGGCGCTAGGCACAGCCTACACACGCGATTCATGGCCCTCGACCTCACTGCCAAAGTCTCCATTCCCGACCTAGTAAAAATCGCCAAGGACGTCCGCAACGAAAAAATCTTCACAGGCGGAATCGGCACATACGCCGGCTTCGTTCACATCGACTGCGGGCCGCTCCGCAACTGGCACGGATGAAAAAAATAGAGAAGAGTCGCGAGGCCGTCATGGTCGAAGTCCGCAAGCTCCTCTCCGAACATTTTGACGCAGGATTCACAATCGTCACATGGGAGCATGAAGGCGACACACTGCACTCCGAAATAAAATTCGGCAACCGCTACGCACTCGAGGGGCTACTCGACCAAGCGGACGACATCATTCACCCACCGGAAGAAGACGACGAGGAGGAGGAATTTATATGAAAGCCACGCTTGAATTTAACCTGCCCGAAGAACGCTGCGAGCACATCTGCGCAGTAAAGGGCATGGACGCAATCGCAGTGCTAGACGACCTTATTGATGAAATTCGCTCATTTCTTAAACACGATGGCGGCGAGTTTCGCGAGTGGCGAGACGAGGCAGGATGCAGGCACACCGCAGACGCCGAAACTCTCGAAAAAGTCCGCAGCTACATTTGGGAACTCCGCAAGGATAACGAAATTCCTGACCTCGTATGAATATCTCAAAAGGATGGAAAAAATGGATGGCGGTCGGCTGCTCACATGGTGATCAGATCGACGAGGAAGCGCGAAAGGCGGTGCTCACGTTTAAAGAACGTTGGAAACCAGACACGACATTCCACCTCGGGGATTTTCTCGACCTCGCGGCATTCCGCACAGGAGCCGTCAACGACCCCAACTCCAGCGACCGAGCCGCCAGCGTGAGCGACGATCTAAGCGCTGGGATTGATTTTCTGCACGAACTCAGGCCGCAGCACATCCTATTTGGAAACCACGAAGCCAGACTCTACAAGCTCGCAGCCTCACCAAACGCACTCGCAGCACACGCCTCCACGCTCACCATCCAAGCCATCGAGCAAGCCGCCAAGAAGCTCAAGGCGCGCTTGTATCCGTATCACATCCGAAGCTATGCCGAACTTGCAGGGACGAAATTCTTGCACGGCTACATGTTCAACGTCCAAGCCATCCGCGACCACGCCGAAACCTACGGCAACTGTGTGCTCGCTCACCTGCATCGAGTCGGAGCCGAACGCGCCCGCACGCTCAACGGCGCAACCGGCCACTGCGTCGGCATGCTCGCGCGATTCGACATGGAATATGCAAGCACACGCAGAGCTACCTTGGGATGGAGCCAAGGTTTCGCTTACGGCTTTTACAACGACAAAACCATCACAGTAAACACATGCGAACGAAAAAACGGCCATCCGTGGCTACTCCCGATCTAACAAAAGCCTGGGGCGCATTTTTCGAGCAAGTCGCCGTCTGCGACCCCGAGGAACTTAAAAAGCAGGGATGGATGACCAACGCAGAGATCGCTGAGCTTTCAAAATTGGAAGGCGAAGCCGGGCGACAACTTGCCGACGGGGCAGTCCGCCGAGGCACGCTTGAAAAAAAAGCCGTAAAAATCATGCTCAACGGAAAACGGCAGAAGGTGAACTTTTACAGGCCGATCGCAAAATAAAAAGCCGTTTCACCCGCACCAGCATTGGACGCGCGGGTTTGTAAAGACTTTTCTCAAAATTTAATTTCGGGAAATCTTAAAAAAATCTTTTTATTTTTCGGAAAGATGAAAAATTCCCCTCAACGCAACGGTTGCGTTCTTAAAACATGAAATCCAAAACATACATCTGCGAGGGCTACGACCCTCTTTTCGGTCCGATTCGGGACATGATGGACGCCTTCTCGGTTGAGGAGGCAAAGGCAAAATTTAAAACGCTTCACGGCATCGCGGCGCTTTTTGTCGCGCTGGAAAAATAAAATGGAATTCGAGACTATCACTCAGAACCTTCAGTTTGCTTGGGAAGCGTTCAAGGCATTTGGGCCGGTCGCGATCTTCGCGGCGCTGACCTACTGGATCACGACATGGGGAGAGAGGACAAAATGAGCTTCACTTTTGCAATAATGCTTGCAGTTCTATCCCTAAGCTCGTGCTTTGCCTGCTACCAGATCGGGCGCGAGGCGGGGCGGCTTGAGAAGAAGGACAAATGAAAACCATCCTTGCTATTGACCCAGGAACGACGCACAGCGCATACGTGTTATATGGGAATGGAATTATTTTTGACCACGGCTGGATCTCAAACCATGACATGCGGCAAGTTCTCATCGGCATCGAATACGACGCAGTCGCGATCGAGATGATCGCATCCTACGGGATGGCGGTCGGGGCATCTACATTTGAGACATGCGTATGGATCGGGCGCTTCACGGAAGTCGCAAGAGTCGAACCGACTCTCTGCTATCGCAAAGACATCAAACTTTTTCTCTGCGGAACGATGCGAGCTAAGGACGCGAACATTCGCCAAGCCTTACTCGATCTCATCGGGCCGCAGGGAACAAAGGCCAAGCCGGGGCCAACCTACGGCATCAAATCCCACACCTGGGCGGCGCTGGCAGTGGCCGTTTACGCTGCTAACAACAAATAAGAAGCCAAACAAATGAACCTAACAACAAAACAGAAGGCAAAAGCGGACGGCTACCGCCCGCTCACGACGGCATACAAGCTGCCGGCGGAACAGTGGATGCTAGACAACATTCTAGAAGACATGAAGCACGCAAATACGGACATCGTATTTGTCGGAGAAAATCAACAATCAGTGGAAATCTGGAAAAAATGAAAATCACAAAAGGCAAACAGATAAGGCCACAGCGCGTGGTAATTTACGGAGTCGAAAGCGTCGGCAAGACAACATTCGCCGCGCAATTCCCGAATCCATTGTTTCTCGACATTGAGGCCGGAACAGCACACTTAGACACCGATCGCTGCGAGATTAACAGCTGGGCAGAACTCAACGCCGCGCTGAAGGAGGTCGCAGCCAGCGACTACCAGACGGTGATCATCGACTCGGCGGACTGGGCAGAGCGCCTATGCGTGGAAGACCTGCTCGCCAGCACCAAGAAGACGAGCATCGAAGACTTTGGCTACGGCAAGGGCTGGGTGCAAGTAGCGGAGCGCATGAGCCGACTCCTCACCGCTCTGGATTCGCTGATTGCGATTGGCAAGCACGTTGTCCTTCTAGCTCACAGCAAGGTCCAGCGGGTTGAGCCGCCGGACTTAATGACGGCTTATGACCGATACGAACTGAAGATGAGCAAACAAAGCTCACCGCTCGTCAAAGAATGGGCAGACGAGCTTTGGTTCTTCAGGTTCAAAACAAAGGTAGTGGAATCTGAAAACGGCAAGGCCAAAGGCACAGGCGGCAAGCAACGCATCATCCTCACAACGCACAGCGCGGCATACGACGCAAAGACCCGCAGCGGGCTGGCTGAAGAACTCCCTATGGAGTGGGATTCGGTTGCGCATTTATTCGCTGCGGAAAAGCCAAAAGCAAAATCTGAACCGGCGGCGGTCGTAGTCGGTGCCGAGCATGTGCGAGCATTTGAGATGTTGGCGGAAAACGAGGATGCGGTGAACGCCTTTTTGATCGCGAACAAATCCATTGAGCAAGGGCAAACTTGGCGGGATGTCTCGGAGAAACTCCGCGCAAACATCGTCGCAAGGCCGGAGGCATTGATTGCCAAGGCGCTTGAAGCGAAGGGGGAGGCATGAAAGAACTCACGCCAAGCATGGCTCCTAAACTTGCAGAATGTCCGGTGTTCGTCGGCGCACACGGTGCGTCGGCGGCTGCCGAGCGCGGCACGGCCATTGACTTTGCTATCCGTGTGGCGATGAATGGAGACATCGAACCGACCGAACAACTTCCAGCGGAAGATCAATCATCCGCACGGTGGGGAATTAAGACCTTGCGCCAACTAAGCGGCGGCGAACGCGTCGAAACACGCGAGGAATATCTTGCGATGGCAGTTCCAGGGCTTTCCAAGCTCGGCACGGCGGATGCAATTTGCAAGCGTGCGCGATGGGTTGCGGACATCAAGACAGGACAAGTGCGTAACTATCGCGAGCAACTCGCAGCCTATGCGCTTGCTTGCATGGAGGACAACTTTGCCGAGTCTTGGACAGGCCATGTTGTTTATGTCGACCAACAGCTCGTGCGCTCCTACGACTTCACCCGCGAAGAGGCCGAGGCCACAACGCAGCGGTGGATCTCGGCAGCAACCTCGCCGTTCGCTCGCCCGACGCCTTGCGAATACTGCAACTGGTGCGCCAATAAAGACAAGTGCTCCGCGCTTGTCCTTCAAAGCAAAGCGGCGCTGGCAGACGTGGACGCGACAAACAAGGACACGCTCACCATCATTAAAGACAGAATCCTTGCCGACCCGCTGAAGCTCTCGGAGTTTGCAAAGCGATTCAAGTTTTTCGAAAAGGAGATCGCAGAGCCGCTCGTGGATGCGCTAAAAGAACGCCTAAACGCCGGAGACGAAATCCCAGGCTGGAAGGTCTCGACAAGCGCAGGCCGCGAATACGTCGAAGCCGACGCCATAGCCAAGGCGTCCGAAAGAGTCTCGAAAGAGACACTCATCCTCGCTCTCGGCGGCAAGATGACGGGACCAAAATTCCGCGAATTTTGCGCAGCCGGTGGCGTCGAGGTTGACGAATCAGCAATAAAAGCAGGCGCTCCGATCAGTACACTCCGACAAGTCAAACTCAAATAATTTCCTCGCATGCTGGTGTAACCGGCAGCAGGGGCAAGGGGGGGCCGCGCATCCCAAAAAACGCGGACCAACATCAAACCAAAATAAATATATGCCAACCTACACACAATCAGAACCCCGCGAAAAGTACTTCGTTGAGCCGGGCAAATACCAAGTCGAAATCACCAAAGGGATCGAGAAGACAAGCCAAGCTGGAAATCCTATGATTAAACTGACCTGCCGCGTCAAACTAGCAGACGGAACAGACGGGCCGGAGATCGCAGAACACCTGACTTTCACAGCCAAGGCGGCGTGGAAGATCGACCAAGTGCGCCAATCACTCGGGCAGGCAGTTGTCCCAGGCGAAGATGTTAGCATTGAGGCCGAGGACTTCGTCGGGATGTCCGCATGGGTTATACTGGGAGAGGAGCCTGGCAGCACAAATCCGAGCATGCGATTCAATACAATCGAGCGTTGGATTGAAGCGAAGGAGACGGCGAAGCCAACGAAAGCTAAAACAATCAGAAAACCGGCAGACAACGACGACATCCCGTTTTAACCGCAGCGACCGGGGCGCGACGCGATACGCGCATTTTTTTATGAGTATAATTTCAGAATCCGAAAACATTGCTACGATGACAGCAAATCACTACGAGCGCATTTTGCGCGAGCGCGACGAACTGGCCGCATTACTCGCAGCCGAAAAAGCCACGAGGAATTCCATTATCGAGAAAGGCGTGAAAACAGAACGCGAGCGCGACGAGGTAAACTCGGAATTAAACAAAAAATATGTTGAGTATGATCAGTTGTTTGACGAGGCAGAGAAAATTAAAATAGAGCGCGACGAGGCGAGGCATAAACTTGAGCTTTGCATGGCAGCAAATAGCGATGTCGCAAGAATAGCAAAAGAGCGTGACGAGGCGAGAACAACCATTGAGGACGCAAAGCGGGCATTACATGCAACCGATTACGAGGGAATCTTATTGGCGGCAATGCGAGTTAAAGAAGAGCGCGACAAGGCGAGGGCTCAAAACGCCAAGCTGCGCGACATCGCGGAGTGGGCGATATGTTTATTACGTGTGCGTGGATACGAATGCACAGAATTAATGCGCGACTCTCTCCGAGTCGAACTCGACCAACTGAAGGGCGCGAAATGAGTGATATAACAAAGAAAAATGCAACCTAAAATCTCCCTACGCCTTACAATCTGCGC